CAGTAGGATTGACATTAATGCCAGGATTTGCAGCATCCTCATAATCAAAGCCCGATGGAGCTTGAAGATTTACCCATTGACCCCAAGTGCCGTCGTTTTGTTTAAAGCGTACAGATGTACCATCCCACTCATGCTCAAGACCGACACCATTTGCCAACTCTTGCAACTCAGCCATAAGCTCATAATGCAAAGCGTTCAATCCTTGCACTGCCGCACCTGATTGATTTCCGATTGCAGCGAAAGCTCCGTCGTATTTATTGAAAACCTCTCTTGCTTTATTTAGCAACTCTTCAATTGCTAAATTCAACTCCTCAGTTGTTAACATCGATTACTCCTTTATCAATTAGTTTATTTGTCAAATCAAAATAGTTTGTTGCATTTGCTACGACTGGTCTTAAAACATTTTGTTTATGGTTCAAGAGCTCAGCCGGTGTCACATACTCACTATTTTTAAAGACAATCACGCCAGGACTGCCCTTTACCGCCACCTTGACGACAAATGTGCCGCCGACACCTGAGATAAGCACTATCTTTGGAGTCGGTGTGATACTTACTAGCTGATTGTCAGTCGAGACAAGACCTACCGCAAAAGTATATTTTTGCAAGTCCTCCTCGAGTGGCAAAAGCAGCTCAAAAGTAAGCACGCCCTCATCATCAAAATATGCAGTCTCAACAACACCGTGATAAAAAACATATCCCTGAATGTCGGCATAAGTCACGACCTCGGTATCGGTTAAGATTGCGTCAAGTGTTGCGTTCGTGTAATTGGTTGCACCGATGAGCACGAACTTAGTGACCTGATTTCTCAGCTCAGTGTTTAATATGCCGATACCCTGATTGGTTGGTACGGCGGTTAGATTCGCCATGTAATTCCTCCTATTGCGTTAAATTCAAACCCAGTGCTCTTTTGGAGCAAGAGGTCTTTTTGACTTTCGACTCTTTGCACGCTTGCACATGCAAGAGAAAGGTCAGCCTTTGCATTGTCTTTTTTTGTCGTTGTTAGCCGTGATCCATCAACATAAGCTGCTCCCCAGTAGTTATTTAAAGCACCGCCTGAACTCTGCTTGAGGTCTGTTTGACCCGATGTGTCAGTTATCCAGTTTAAGCCAGTATCACATCCGAGAAGACCTTTGCTTTTTGGCAGCTCTACATAAAAGTTGAGAAAATGCGAACGGGCATTTTTGGCAGAATTGATAAGCTCTCTGCACTTCTCGAACTTCTTTGCGTCAAAGACAGCATCAAGCGACACACCAATAGTTACTTTTGCGTTAAAAGTGTAAGGCTCCCCACCGATGTCAAACCACTCTAAAATCTCCGCTTCAGAAAACACCGATAGCAATACTTTTTTTACTGCGTAAAGAGTCCCTTGATAGCGATGTATTTCGATTGCATTTGCGATTAATGCCCTGCTCTCTGTCTCAGATAACCCCGAAATATTTACATCAAGCATGTGAGCGAGATATGGGAGCAGCTCAGCCCTTGCATCTTGAGGCAATATGGTTACGCCTGAAATATCAAGCGTTGAAGCATTCTCAAAAACAGTATCAAGTCCTTTAAGTGTTGAGCTTTCATTTTGAGGCAAGAGCGTCATGCAGTCACCTCAAATGAGAGCTGGACTTCATTGATGATAATTACATCCGCAGCCGTCGCAACAACATCACTTGTCGGCTCATTGATAACGACTTTATAAACTCCGTCAACATGACAGCTTCTTATGATGTCCGAGAGCGTGAGGTTTTGTTTTATTCTAAATCTGCGGTTTAAATTGGTTCTGATAGTGCTTTCAATATTGACAGCACGACTCAAATCAAAAACAGTTATTGACGCATTGATAATAATATTGACCGGATTTGCCGCTGTTACATTGACGGTGTCCGTCAAAGGTCTTACTTTTTCATGGTTCAAGGCAACTTCGACACGATCAATCATTTGCTCATCCACGCCGTCAGCTGATGCAAGATAGACATTAACGACACCTGGTGTTGGAGAAACAACGCTCACATCATCGACACGCTCATCGGAGCTCATTGTGTGATAAATATAACTGCCGACACTTCCGGCAGTGCTAAATCTTGAGAGAGACAAAAGATACCGCTCACGCAGTTCCTCATCACTCTCCGGTCTGCTTCCATTTGCGAACGGATCAAGTGATTTGGCTTTAAGCACATAGGGCAATGGCGTTGTGATGTTCTCTGTTTTGGCAGCATCAAACTCAATAAATGACTCAAGCTCAACAACTCCGACGGCTTTTATCTCTCCGGCGACAATCGTTAAATTGCTTTTTAAACGGCTTTTAAACGCTCCATCGTCACTGATTAAAGACAGACCAGCTGGAATGATTACATCAGAGGATGAGATGCGACTGAGCTCAAATTCATATTGTGCATAAGGATAAGCACCAGGAAGACGCTCAACTCCAAGACCGGCAACAAAGTTGTCAAGGTCAGTTCCGGTCGAAGTAGGCAGCAGCATCGCTTTGATTGCCTCATTTATTCTCGCTCTAAGAAACATCTCTTTATATGTAAAGCTTTCGATAAGCACCATCCAGTCATCTGACTCGATAGGCTTCCATGCAGGGAAGATAAGCTGAACTTGAGTTATGTTTTGAGCAAGAAGCGTCTCATATTCAAGCTCTTCAATTACTGCTGGTTTAGGCAACGCCGATAAATTCACGCTCTATCTCCTCTCCATTGTCAAAGTGCAATGTGTAATAAACCTTGCCGTCTTCTAATTTGCGAAGCTCGACATCAGTGAGCTTCACTCGTTTTTCCCACTTATCAATCGCTTCAGCAGTAAAGCGCACAAAATCAAGTTTCCACTTCTCATCCATTCGTTTGTCGATAAGCTCATGGAGCCTACTTCCAAACTCGGGACGCATCACTCTTGTACCGATAGGCGTTTCAAGTATTCTGCTAATTGACTCTGCAATGCCTACTTGGTACATGACTTGCCTTTATCTTGCAGATGCGTCGGGATGATTGTGTGATGTCAAGTCGCCTTTTACATCTTCAATCGTTCCGCTTACTTTTAAATTGCCAATGACATTGACATTGCCTTCGATGCTTACGGACGGGCATTTAATCTCTATTTTTCCTCCGGCAACCACTTTTATGTCTTGTACGCAATTAAGAAAAAGAACCTTTGCTTTTGTGTCATACAAAACAACCGTGCCGTCTTCAAACTCCATGACCTCGGTCGTGTCGTTTGCAAGCTCAGGCTCTCTGCATCCACGATTAAAAATCCCACGGATCACAAAACCGCTGCTTGCCTCACCGTATGGAGAAACGACAATCACTTGCTCTCCGACTCGAAGCGGCACAAAATGCTTTTTAAAAGAGTTTGCAAACATCAGCACCGGCAGAAAATCAGTCACTCTATCAAGTAGTGTCACTCGAACAAGTGCTTTTGCCTCCACGACTTCGCTAATGGTTCCAACTGCCGCTATGTTTCCAAGCTTTCTGAGTAGTTCGGCACTCATTTTTCAATCTCCAGCATATATTGCTTAAAGTCATCGGGCGGCAAATGTTTGAAAAAAATCGCCCTTAACAGCTTTAGCTCTTCGCTTTGCTGTTTGACAATCTTTTTAAGTTGCTCAATTTCTTGTTGTTGCTTTTCGATTGTCTTTTGCGAGTTTGCGATTAGCTTCCAAACCGGAACCACAAAAAACACAATCAGAAAGTTTAAAAGCGGTAAGTAATTAATTGCTTGTTCCACTTGAAGCCTTTGTCATAATGTCGGTTTTTGTTTTGCTTCCCTCAGAGCTGCCAAAGTAATAGCCATAGACATCTTTTGCGATAGCAGCTGCGATACCGGTCAAGTTACCAATAATGAAGCTTGCTTCTTTGCTCATATCTGCAAGACCTATAGCAACCACATAGCCAACGATTGCGAAAAAAGCCATCACACCTATATAAGCGAGAATAGGTTGCGTGTAGTCTTTTTTGCCAGTTTGAGCCATTTGCACTTCTCTTGTTCGTGCATTCATTCTGTCATTGATATAGAGCTCTTTTTCTTTTAAGTCGAGTTCACTCATTTTAAATACATGCGCTCTGAGGTCTTTTTCATTATCAAGCTCAAATTGTTTGATTTTCAGTAAAGCATCAGGATTGTCTTTTAAGGCTTGAGCGATGCTGTCGGGCGTCTGCTCTACTCCAAGAAGTGATGCCACCATTGAACCGATTGTGCCTCCCATTGAGCCACCAAGAAGAGTGCCTACCATCGGAGCTGCTTTACCAACTACCTCTGCAACGCCTTTCCAATCCATCTTTAAATCCTTTTTTTTAACTTTTGGCGACATCTTAGGCAAAAGGCTTTTCTTAAATCTATTCTTATTTTTCAGACAAATGCTTTTGAAAAGGCGGCGGTTCAAATCTACGATTACACTGCTTGAGCATAAAGCCTTAATAGATATGCCGACAATGTAAATGTAAAAATGGCGCAAAAATTCGGGGAGTTGTAATGGTTGCAGTATTTGAAAACGAGCTCAAACAACATCTACAAACGCTCACTGAGTCGCCCGAATCTGTAAGAGCTTATCTCGGAGAGTTCGACGACCCTGAGCGTCTTGAGAGTTGTATTAAATCCGCTCCGGTCATTTTCATTGATTATGACGGTGACGAGGTCATTGACACTTATAAAAAAGAGTGTCGATGGAACCTTTATATTGTCGGTTCAACGGCGAGCAAGGCAGAAAAATACAGGGAGGCAAGCAGACATGAGCTCATAGATTTTATGGAAAAGGTTGACAAAAGCCTTATTGATAGAAGTTTTAGCAATAGCGGAAACATCAAACTCATTGCTGCAAAGAAGATTTTTGACGGGGTAACCAATCAAGGTTATTTGACTGTTTATGTCAGAAACTTCTCTGCCGTGTTATTTGAGGATGAAGTTGAAATTTTAGAAGAGGAGTGAGAATGAAAAATACTTTGTATTCAAATACAATCTTCCCTCTCAAGGAAAGCCCAAAGAGTACGGGTTCAGAGAGTGAAGTTGTAATAGTTGTAGGAGTTGTAGGGGAGTGGCACGGTCATCCGTCGGGTTCGTTTAAAATCACGGCTGAAGACCTAAAAACCATAAAGGAGAACTTCGACAAACAAAAGACAGAAATCGTCATCGATTACGAACACCAAACACTATACGGAACTGAGGCACCCGCTGCGGGATGGATTAGCGAGCTGATGATTGAAGGTGACAAACTGCTCGCAAAAATCACCTGGACGGAAAAAGCCGCCGAGTACATCAAAAACGGAGAGTACAAGTATGTCTCGCCAGT